ATTTAGTACACTGGTTGGTGCTTTTGATAGAGGTGAAAACCTACCAAGAGATTTCAAACAAGTACCAGCAGGAGATGAAGGGTTCTGGACTTCAATGGGAAAAACTCTACAAAGCAAAACCCCAATATTGAAGCAAAATCTTCCAGAAAAGTCCGAAGCCACTAAGAAAGAATCTGAATTTGATGACAGCGGCTTGTTGAAAATGTTCACTGCTATTCGCGTTCAGAAAACTCCTAATGAATTGGAAAGAGAACTTAATAGACTCAATATACCAAGTAATAAAGTGTTCTCATCCACTGGCGATCCTGTCATTGATTCTCAAGCTAAAAAGATATTGGCTCCTCAGTTGTTGGACAACATGTATCCAGCATTGAAAAACGACAGGCTATTCCAGCAAGGTGATGATGACGTTAAGCGCAGCATGATGGAAGACTATCTATCAAGAGAACAAGCAGCCGCTAAGAAAGCTGCCATTGCCTTTGATATTGATAAACAAAAAGAAGCCGGTAAGCAATCAAGAATCTTTGCTGTACAATATGGTAAACTGTCTGCTCCTGATCAAAGAAGAACAGCGCGTATGTATAAAAATGAAACAGGAAAAGATTTGGCAGAAACAGAAGACTATCAAGGGGCTATGTCTTTGTATAAAGACATTGATAAAATGACTAAACCTTCTTCTCCTAAAAAGTTTAATAAGGGTGGTTTAGCTTCTAGAGAAATGCCAAAAGATGAAGCGGAGTTTCAGAAGTGGATTAGAAATACAAGTTGGTTTAAAGAGTTTAAGGCTCAGCACAAGGAAGAGCCTGACTTAAACACTAAAGACTATGACTATAGGGCTGCGTGGAAAGCTGGCTTAGAACCTGAACGCGACCCGTATGACAACAATCGTTTTCATTGGCCCTCGTCGCTTCCAAGTGGTAAAATGCTTAAATCGGAAGACCATCCTACGGCGTGGAAAGAATACTTTATGCGCGACACGGGTGTAAACCCTGATTCTTTAGGCTTAAAAACAAAAGAAGACGCAAACAGTTATTTAAAAAATAAAGGACTAGGAGCAAGACGGTAATGGCTAAATCAACACCAAGAAAGCTGGAATACCAAAAAGCTTATAACGCCAAACCATCGGAAGTAGACAAGCGTGTTAAGAACAATGCTGCTAGAAGAGACGCTATTAAAGCAGGGAAGGTTTCTGTTGGTGATGGCAAAGATGTTGCACATAAAAAGTCTTTAAACAATGGTGGTGGCAATCACGCATCCAATCTAAAAGTGGAACCAAAGAAAACTAATAGAGGTTGGAGAAAGGGATCTGCCAGCTACAATCCAGATAAATAATGGCCCACCCGATAGGAATCGAACCTATGACCCACAGCTTAGAAGGCTGTTGCTCTATCCACTGAGCTACGGGCAGAAAAAATACCGATCGGGAATTACTAACCATCCCCTTCAATCCATTGCCTAACATAGAAGTGTTCCCCAAATTCTTTAATTAGACTTTCGGGGTATCCATTCTTAATAAGCCATTCATGGAAGTTAAAACCTTCCTTGTCTAGCTCTTCTTTTTCAATAAGTTTAGGAAACCCATAGTTCCAACCGGACGGTGGATCAATCCACATTTTGCTCATGATTTGCCTTTTTCTGTTTAAGCTGGTACAAGTTGACATAGTAGCCCCTGTCGTATCCACGTTGCCATTCCTTTCCTTGAATTGTTTCAGGGTCATAATTGTTCACCATCCAATTGTTAAAGAATGCACGGTAGCCTTGATCAAACTGAATACTCAATGGAGGCAAGCGTTCTGCTTTCATATCGTTTCCTTTAGTTGAGAAATTTTAAGGTTGTAACAACTAGATTTTACGACATACCCATTAGAAGGGTCAATAGTTCCCTTCTGCATAAAGACAGCATCTTCAAAATATTGTTGCTTGTTGTATACACCTAAGTACCAACCAACAGACAAGTCTTTCTTAACGCGAACAAATGCATAAAAGTCACATTTCTGATTTGGATTAAAAGCAGCAATGGAGCAATCGTATGTAGGCAACGGAGCTACGCTAGTAGACTTTGTTTTTACATCGACCAAAATACCGTTAGGTAATACCAAGTCATAGTCATAGGTGTTTTCTAATACACCGCCTAACACTTCATTGGCAATGGCTTCTCCAATAAAGCCTACAATGTTTCCTCCTCCACCAGTAATTGAGTTGTGCAGCTTACCCATTGCTACACTCTTTTCCCGTGCTTCCAAGAGCATACTATCGCTGATAATATGCTCTATCATGCTTGCCCCCATACATCATCCCAACTACCTGTTACAGCCCCTTTAGCGTAGTCTGTAACACGTTGTTCAAAGAAGTTTGTATGGGAAGTTCCTAACATACCATCAACCCACGGCAAAGGATTCTTCTTAATCTTGAAGATTCCTCTCATACCCATAGCAATTAGTCGCCTGTCTGCAATATATCTAATATATGATTTAACTTCTTCCTTGCTGAGTCCCTCGATATCTCCGCTGATACCAAAAGCCAAATCAACAAAGCCATCTTCAAGCGTAACCATTTCAGTTGCAATCTTTTTGATATCTTCTGGTGTTGTCTCATGCATATTCTCCTTAACGTATTCACGATAAAGCTTAATCATGCCTTCAGCATGTTGAGTCTCATCGACAATAGACCAAGAAATAATCTGCCCCAGTCCCTTAAGCTTTCCCTGTCTGGCAAAGTTTAAGAGCATAACAAAGCTGGAAAACAATTGCATACCTTCTCCGAATGCGGAGATGATGGCAATCTTTTCAGCCATTGGTGAACAAGAAAGCCTTTCAAAGTAGTCATGCTTATCCACCATTTCTTTGTATTCAAGAAACTCATTGTATGTAGATTCTGGTAGTCCCAATGTCTCAATGAGATGGGCGTAAGCTGCTACATGTAACGCTTCTCTGGCGGCAAAGCCACTAAGCATCATCTTGATTTCTGGATGGTTGAACATTGGGATGTAATGCTCATGATAGCCAGAGCCAATGTCAATGTCTCCTTGAACAAAGAAGCGCAAAATCTTTGTGAGAAGTTGCTTTTCTTTTTCTGTTAGCTTTTCTTTGTAGTCTTTAACATCCTCAGACATAGGCACTTCCGTATGGAGCCAATGACTTTGTTCATGTTGAAGCCAAGCGTCATACGCCCACGGATATGAGAAAGGTTTGAATGTGAGTCTATCGTCAGTAAGCATTACCAATGCCTCCATGTGTTTGCAATTATGTGAATACAAGTAATCATTTCAATTACCCGCATAATAATCTGAGCTTTTATAACCAACTCCCTTCCAATACATATTTTTTATTACCTTTTTCCCATACATCAATTTGCCGTTCCTTAAGTTTTAAACGCTTGGCGTAATACCGCGCACGGCCCAATGATGGGGTACGGATAAAGTTTCTGCCGCCGCCTTTGGGGTAATCAATCCACCGGCAACATACATAATATAACTTCTTGGGCCAGCAGTGTTTCATCTTTATCCTTCACAATCCAAACATACTTCCCCATCAACAATAGCCTTCAATGATACATCATCCTCAAGCTTTTGCCGTTTGATTTGCGCCCCTACTTTGTCTGCTTTACGCACCTTCTCACTCCGTAGGTAATATAAACTCTTCAAGCCTCCCTTCCATGCCATGAAATGAACAGCATGTAGATACTTTGTAGATACATTAGCAGGGAAAAACAAGTTAATGCTTTGTCCTTGATCAATATAGAACTGACGATCACAAGCAAGCTCAACAATCCAGCGTTGATCAATTTCCATAGCGGTCTTAAAAACTTCTTTAATACGCTCTGGCACTCCCAAATGCTGAACTGATCCATCATTAGCGGCAATGGACGCCCATGTCTCATCATCATTCATACCAATCTTTTCTAGCGCAGCTTCAAGAAACTTATTCTTAGTTACAAAAGATCCACTAAGCGTGTCTTGCTTGTACATGTTAGCGCGATAGGGTTCTACAGATGGGCTTGTATTGCCCATGATAAGGCTGCTAGAAGCGTTTGGAGCAATAGCCATATGATGACTAAAGCGACGGGTTATGTCATGGTATTTAGCGTCTGGACAGCTTCCTCTAGACCATGCCAACACCCTGTCCCCTTTAAGACATTTCTCTTGAATGTGCTTAAAGATTTCTTTGTTTATAATCTTAGCCAACACACTGTCAAATGAAAGCCCTTTCTTTTGTAGGTAAGCATGAAAACCTAAAGCACCAATGCCAATGTCTCGCTCACGCATTGCCGAATACCTAGCCCTACTAATAGTGTCAGGTGCGTTGTCAATAAAATATTGCAACACATTGTCCAGCATTTCCATTACATCTAAGATGAACAGATCATTGTCTTTCCAATCTTCGTAGTATTCCAGATTGAGCGAAGAAAGGCAGCACACTGCTGTACGCTCTTCATTTGTGGGTAAAAAGATTTCAGTGCAGAGATTGCTACCATTGATGGCAAGGCTTTCCATTTGCAACCAATAGGGCAGCTTTTCGTTTGCCGTATCAATAAAGATGAGATAGGGTTCCCCGGTTTGCATGCGGAGTTCAAGGATTTTTTGCCACAAATATTTAGCAGAAATCGTTTCTACCACCTTTCCGGTTGCAGGGTTCCTTAGTTCCCAATCATCATTAGTGTTTTTATCTTTCATGCATATTTCAATAAGCCTCATGAAATCATCAGAGATGTTGATGCCATGATGAAGATTTGGTGTACGAATGTTTTGATCACCAGTGGGCTTTCTCATTTCCAAAAAAGAAATGATGTCAGGGTGGCTAATATCTAAATAAGCAGCATAGCTACCACGCCTTGTACGTCCTTGACGATATGCCAATGACGAAGCGTCATAGATTTTTAAATGCGGCATCACTCCAGTGGATTTATCGTCACTATTACGAATACCAACATGGACACCAACGCCGCCGCCAAACATACTAAGCCAATTGGTTTCAGATAGGTTGTCCACCAATCCTTCGGCACTATCGTCGATATAATTGAGAAAACATGAAATGGGAAGACCGCGCCTAGACCTACCAAAACTAAGGATAGGAGTAGAATAAGAGAGCCAGTGTTTGCTGCTATAGTCATAAAGCCTCTGTGCATGTTCGTCTGAAGAAGAAAACATTTTAGAAACAAACGCAAACCTTTCTTGGGGACTTGTCTCGTCATCTCGCATGTAGCTTTCTTTAAGCCTCTGCATACCCAACTTATCAAACAAAGCATCGCGTGTGTAATCAATATTCATGTATTCTCCAGAGATAAAAAAAGAGGAAAGAAAAGTCTTTCCCCTTTGAGGTTGGTTGGTATATGCGTTTATTATTTTTGTGTAAAGGGAGTGATCGGTTCCTGTTGCATCTTTCCAGAAATATCGTAGCCATAAACTGTTGACAAGAAAAGAACAAATCGTTCAAGAACATCAGACCATCCAGCATCAAATGGTAAATGAAGAGATGCTGAACAATGATTGCCTTCACTATCTTCAAAGAAAAACTTCCAATGAGTAGTGTCTACAGATTCTTTATCAAACATTTTTATTCCTTAAACAACGAAGGGAAAAGACTCTCAATAACAACTTTACACTTGTCAGCTACATCCCTATGTTCTTTCTGCGTTGCTTTGTCGCATCTAACATCGAGGTAATGAAGCCAACTACGAAGTGTACCATTCATGTAAAGCCTAGACAACATTATACCCTCTGGCAACACTTTCCTAGCAACTTCTTTTGCAATGCCACTATCTAGTGCCTGATGATAAGCGTCTAGCGAAGTGGACAGCACCGTCTGTTGTAGGCTCCACCAATAACGATAAAGTTCCCTGTCTTCCACTTCAATAGAGTTTTGTCTATTCTTCCAATCTTGCAAGCGAGGTTGAGAAAACTCTGACTCACTTGCAATTGCATAGCGTTGACTAAACTCTTGGAAGCTAAAACTCCTATGCCGCAACATTTGTCTAGCAATGTCGCGGGTAGTCTCAATCTCCATACAAACATTGACCATCTCGAAAGGTGACCAATGTTTGTTGTCAATCAAATACTTTAGGAGTTTAGGAGCAGTGTCTTTATTGTCTTGGTTTCCCGGATTAGAAACCCTTGCCATATAAGCAATAAGATTTTCAGCATCCGGGGTTGCCCAAATCAATTTAACTTTAGACATTGTTTTCCTGTAGTTGATTCTCTTCTGGAAGCTCTTCTTCATCTTCTGCAAACAACTGAGTAAAGTATTGGTCAGCTTCTGCATGAGGCATGAAGTAGTAAAGCAAAGTGTAGCATGCTGTTGCTACTGCGTCATCAATTTCTACATCGTCTGGATGTTTATAACCATCTACAACAGGAAGTTCAATACAACGCTCATACGTCTGCTGAAGAACATTGACAACAATTTCATCAATTTCTTCGTCAGTTAGTCCTTTGTTAGGGCAAGCACTTTTAAGTAAAGAAATAAGACCAACTTTGGTAAGGCCAGCGCGAGCTTCATCATTACAGGTGAATGAACAAGTGGCGCTACCATCCTCGTGTTCAATCAAAGTTACAAGTTCAATTTTTCCATCAACCATTTTTCTTTCTCCTAAGTTTTTCCGTATCAGTTTTTAATTTATGACACGGCTTACATAAAATCTGGAAGTTATTAGCTTCACAGAACATACGCTCTACATACTCGTCCCAACTAACGAATCCCTCTTTACCTACAACAGGAATGATATGGTCTACTTGTACATCCAACCCAACAAATGTTTTGGTACATTTAGCGCATTGATAATGTAGTGCAAGCTTTCCTGTTTTTGGATTAACTTTCCTTCCAACACTAGCCTTCTTCAATACATCAAACTTTACAGGCCAGCGTCTTGATGCCATTCGCAAGGCAGAGACAATAAAGCTTCTCCACCTTGCTTCAGTCCATTGGCCGCTATTTCTAGTCTTCTTCGTCATGCATTCCTTCGATGTCAACATATGCAATTGTTACATCATCTTCAGTTGCGCCAATACCAGCAAAGGCTTGTGACAAAGCTTCTACAAATGCTTCATACAACACTTCTTCATCTGCAAGCAAGCCAGCAGGAATTTCAGACTTAGGAATATTAATTTCCAATTCAGTAGTAATAGTAATCATTTAGTTCCCTTTAATAAAGAATATCTTCAACAAGCTTCGCATAACCAGCTATGTCATGCCAATGATCAATCTCTTGCGGCTGGCCTCCATTAACAATGCGAGCAATCTTGTGGCAAATCATATCAACACTTTCTTTCATTGGCATAGACAACCTATCATAATTCGCACCCATTCGCACAACGTCTTTTAATTGCTGTGCTGTAGTAGCAAGGGTTTCGTAATCACCATAAAGAGAACCCCTATCTTTTAGTGTCTCGTCAATATTCAATGTTTACTCCCAACAGTTTTAGTACGCGGAGTTAAAACATTCTTATCATCCTCCCTAAACTCTACGTTTTCGCTTTCATTATAAAACTTATTAGAGAAGCGTTCAATAATCTTGGCGGCTCGCTCATCTGAGTCCATTAAAGGAATAACAGATGCCATAAGCATAGCTGCTACCACTATTGGTGAAGAAGGTTGTGTCATTGTTTCTTTAGATAAAGATTTAAATCAAATATCTGGACATCATTACAACTTTGTAAAGAAGACTAAATATTATATAGATAAACCAACTGCTGTTTTAAATCTTTATAAACAGATATTATCTGGAGATGTAGCAGATAATATAGTTGGTCTTAAAGGTATTGGTCCTGCTAAAGCCGCAAAGATA